CTTTTTCTTCACGGAATCCACGAGAAAGGAACATTGCGTTGGACGCAGGTTGATATTCTACTAGGGTTTCGTCTTTAGTCGATTCGGTGCAATCATGATTAAAGACTTCTTTGCGGATAAATCCGATGGTTTTTCCATTATATTCGTCATTGAAAGGACCTGACAAAATGGAATCATCACCAAAAATAGCGAGTTGGTTTCTGCGATCAAAGGGCTCATCGTAGAGCCAGTACCAAATTTGGCGATGTTCAGCATCGTTTGCGTTGGAATTGAAAACAGATGTACGTTCTCCTCCGGAGGGCATGGAGTGGAGAAAAACGATCTTATCTTCAATTAAAACGCCGGGCATGAGAGTGGACACATACACGGCCTTAACGCAATTATAGAATGCTTTTTCGAATGGAACATTCATATCAAGAGCAAAGAAAGATTTGAAACGGAGAACATATTTGGCGAAATAGTGGACTTGAAAACGGAGATCCCAACCAGAAACATCATGAAGAACGAACTTAGATTCGTTAGGACATTTAGAGTTGAGACGTTTGTAGAGAGATCCCCATTGATGGGAAAAAGGGTTAATACCGAGCTGGATGGAGACATTGAGGTCAGACTCCAATTGATCGGTATAATAACCCATTACTGAACGGCAGAAAAACATGTGGGCAAGTTGTCCTGCATTGATGTAACGGGAGTATTCTTTACTGACTCGGTCAATAGGTCGAAGTTCATCTTTAAGGAAGAACGTGAAAAGAGCAAGAGGGGTCATGCCAATTCGGGACCAATGATGGAACCAATAAAAGTGTCTTTGAACATCGGGGTGAATCCAAAGACCGGGTTTGTCTTCATCAGAAAAGAATGAAACGTCAGGGACAGACGAAGCAATAGACGAATCAAAATACCATTGGGGAACATGGATATTTGAAACAGGAGAATCGCGTTTTATCAAACTTTTCTTAGGAATAGAATACATATTGTAGGGGGCGCCAGATGCTTTAGTGAGATCAGTGCTATGGATACGAGTGGCAGGAATGCCGTTTACGCATTGCTCAAGGGAAAGGAATCTTATGCAGAATCTTTTGGTCATGTGTTTGGGAAAGGAACCATCAA